GAAGCGGCGGAAGGCGCCGCCATCAAGCGCCGCGCCTCCTCCTGGCTGTGAGCTGCTGAGCGATGCAAGACCCCCTCGCCGATGCCCTGGCCCGCCTGCTGGATCTGGGCCTGGACCGCGACCTGTGCCGCCGCGCCATCGCCGAGACGCGCCAGCGCTGGGGCGGCTCCCAGGTGTACATCCAGGTCATTGACCGCCGTCAGCGCGATGAGGAAATCCGCGCCGGCCTCGCCGCCGGCCTGAGCGTGCCGGCCCTGTCGCGCCGGGTCAGCGCCAGTCCGGCGACTATCCGCCGGCGGAAAGGGGAGTGGTTGGGTTAGCCGCCTTGGCGCGGCGATACTTGGCCGCCTGCTTGCAGCGCTCGCTGCAATATTTGGCCCGTCGGTCCTTGGCGGTGAAGGTTTTGCCGCACACCTGGCAGCGATAGGCCCGGGTCGGGCGCATGGCCGCCAGGGCGGCACCGGGGGTGGATGTGGTCATACCTCCTCCTCCCAGTCGTCATCTGGCTGGCCCGGATTTTGGTAGGCGCCGATACGCACGCAGCCCCCTTGCCCAATGCCGTGGCTGATGTCGGCCTCGCGGGCCTCGGCGCGAGTGCGGTAGTAGCGCCGGCTTAGGTTGGTGGCGCAGTGCGCGCCGAACCACACATTCGCGCCCCACAGGCCATCGGCGGCGCGTTTGATGTTTTTGTGTAGCGGGTTGCCGTTTTGGTCAGGCATGGCTATTCCTCCTCGCCAAAGCTGGCGGTGGAGTCGTTGACTATCAGCGTCTCGCCGTCCAGGTGGTAGGTCGTCGTCTCGTTTTCCCAGTCCTGATCGCCGTCGATGCCCTCTTCTTCCATGATGGCCATCACGTCGGCGGCATCAAGCCCCCATGAATGGACGAGAAATGTGGGACGGATCATCTGGCTAATGCGGCCAGTGTCCTCGGCATCAGCGATGGCCCATTCGCCCTCGATGCGGCCAACGATCTGGTCGGCGTCTTCCGCATAGGCCAGTTCGGCGGCCCGGGTGACGGTGGCTTGCAATGTGGTCATGATCTCTCTCCGGTTGTGGCCCGTCCGTGGGCCGGGGTGGTTATTTGAAAACGGGGCAGATTGTCCGTCAGTCCACCAGATCGTAAAGATGTAGGCTAACCGCCTCAAAAGACGGCCTTTCGCCCTCTGGTGCCCGATTAGCGTTTTCAAAGACGCCGATCACGAACGATGACGCCAGCCGCAACGCGGCGGCGGGATGGACGACAACAACGCCATCGAAGGCGCCAGCGGCGTCGATGTCCGCCACCGTCACGGAAAAGGCGTCCCTGTCGCCGATTGGCTCCAGGATAATACCCGCCCGCTTGGCGATGGCGATTTGTCCCGCCGTTGGGGCGTGACGGGTCAGGAATGCAAACTTTTCCATCTGAGTATCCTTGCCGGTGGCGCCCGCCGGCTTATCTATCGCAAGTCGCGCCGCTCGCTTGCGTCGGGGTGTCCCCTCCCGATCAGGCCGTTGTCGGCGGTTTGGGCCTCGGTCAGCCCTCTCGTCTCTGGTGGGTATCGCGTCGCGAGAAACGCGGGCCGGGATCTTACGGCCATGTCCATCTAGTCCTAGATTTTTTCGCGGTAGGTGGCACCCGCTTGTTACGCGCCCCGGCGGCGCGGGCTATTTGAGCCAATGGCTAGATCATGGCAGTATTTCCTTAAGCGGTAGGTTAAGCATCCCAGCCAGCCGCACGGCGCGGGCCATGCCATGTGCGCTGGCGTTTCTTTTCACCACCACCGCCCGATAAACAGGGGCGGCGAAAGCGCATTCGCCGTGCCAGTTGCCCTGGTGGCGTTTGTTGAAAACCGCCAGGAACCTATCAAGATTCCTAAACCGGTTCATTTTCCCGCGATGATTGCGGTTGGTCCGCAGGACACCATCCGATCCGATAGCGGTATAGGCGTCTGTCATCCATCCAGACGCGAAGATCGACTTGTCCGTGTCAATCTCCAATCCAATCTTGACGTGGGATATAAGTGAGCGCCCATGGAACAAAGGTTCGGCGGCAACCTGCCTTTCGGTCTGGGAGTATTCCCAGACGCCGGCATCTTCTAGCGATGCCGTCTTTCCGAAAGCCCCTAACCACCGAACGATCATTGTTTTTCTCCTAGTTGGTTCCCCCGCCGTCCCTATCTCCCCTCTCCTTGATTAATATTCTACACCATAGCGTAAAGGTGTCAAGCATCCTTTCAAACTTTTTTTAACTTTTTTCATCTTTTTTTCGCCCGCCACCCTCTCAAACTCCCGTAGTTTTGCGCGCTTTATTGGGCGATGCTAAGTCATGCCTCCTTGCCCTGGATGAGCGCTTGGCCTTTACCTCCGCCCACCTCGCCGCCCTCGAAACCGCCGCCGCCACCGGGCAGCTCAGCGTGCAGATTGGCGACCGCCGCATCCAGTACCAATCGCTGGCTGATCTGATGAACGCCATCAAGATGGCGCGTCAGGACGTGCTCGTCAGCGGCTCCGCGGGCCGCGCCACCCGTCGCTACCCCGAGCACGGTCGTGGCTACTAGCCTCATCCTTGGCGCCGATGGCCGCCCGCTGCTCCCCGCCCGCCGCAGCTATGACGGCGCCTCCCGCTCGCGCCGTAATTCCAACTGGCGCACCAGTTCCACCGGCCCCAATCTCGAAATCGCTGGCGCCCTGGTCTCCCTGCGCGACCGCCACCGCGACCTCGCCCGTAACAACCCCTGGGCTCGCCGCGCCATTCAAAGCATCGTGACGAACTGGGTCGGCGCCGGCCTGCGCGCCCAATGGAGCAGCGCCCGCCGCCAGGCTCGTTGGGCTGCCTGGTGGGAGTCCACCGCCTGCGATGCCGACGGCCGCCTCGATGGCTACGGCCTCACCGCCCTCATTGCCCGCGCCGTGGTCGAGTCCGGCGAGGTGCTGGTGCGCCGCCGCCCGCGCCGTGCCGACGCCGGACCCATCCCGCTGCAAATCCAGATCCTGGAATGCGACTTCCTCGACTCCGGCCGCCGCGCCGAACTGGCTGATGGCTATATCGAGCAGGGCATCCAGTTCGATGCCCTTGGCCGCCGCGTCGGCTACTGGCTGTTCAATTCCCACCCCGGCGAGAGCTACCGCGCCGGCCGCACTTCCAGCTTTTACGCGGCGAGCGACATTCTGCACATCTACCGTGGCGACCGCCCCGGCCAGGTGCGCGGCGTGCCCTGGGGTACCGGCAGCATCAACCGCCTGCGCATGCTCGACGACTACCAGGACGCCCAGCTCGAGCGCCAACGCCTCGCCGCTTGCTACATGGGCTTTCGCCGCATCCCGGACCCGTCGCTGATCGATGGCCAGGACTCGCGCGACGATTACGTGCTCCTCGATAAGCTGGAACCCGGCGCCGTCGAAGACCTACCGCCCGGCTGGGACATCGAATTCGCCAGCCCGCCGCAGCCCGAGGATGACGAGTCCTTTACCAAAGGGATTTTGCGCGCGGTTGCCAGCGATTACGGCATCCCTTACGACGTCCTCACGGGCGATCTGTCCGAGGTCAACTTCAGCTCCGCCCGCATGGGCTTTCAGGAATTCAGCCGGAATATCGAATCCTGGCGCTGGCAACTGCTGGCGCCGCAATTCCTGGTGCCGCTGGTGGGCTGGTATCTGGACGCGGAGGCCATCGGCGGCTTCAACGGCCGCCCCGAGCAGCCATTGTGGACCGCGCCCAGCCGCCAGGTGGTGGACCCGGCCCGCGAGATCCCCGCCCTGCGCGATGCCGTGCGCTCCGGCTTTATGTCCCTGCCGCAAGCCATCCGCGCCCAGGGCTTCGATCCGCTGGTCCTGGCCAGCGAGCACGCCGCCTATCTCGCCGAACTGGACAAGCTGGGCATCGCCTTCGACAGCGACGGCCGCCACCCGCCCACTGGGCCCGCCGCTGTGGCGGCCATGCCCCCGAATGATCAAGAGGACCCCGCGCCATGACCCATACATTGCCTTTGCAAACGCGCCTGGCGCGCATTGAGCGCCCGAGCGAAGCCGCCGCTGGCACCGCCCTCGAAGTGGTGTGGAGCACCGGCGCCCAGGTCCGCCGCTACGACTTCTGGGCGGATGAGGTCTTTATGGAAGAACTGGACCTGGCCGGTGCCGATCTGTCCCGCTTCAATGCCGGCGCCCCGGTGCTGAATTCCCACATGGCCCACGGCCTGGCCAATGTGATCGGCGTGGTAGACCGCGCCTGGGTAGATGGCGGACAGGGCCATGCCGAGATCCGACTGTCCGACCGCCCCGAGGTTGCCGGCATTCGTGCCGACATCGCCGCCGGCATCCTGCGCAATGTCAGCATTGGCTACGCCATCCACGGCATGGAGCGCCAGAAGGCGGAGCGCAAGGGCGAGCCCGACCTGGTGCGCGTGACGAAATTCGAGCCGCTTGAGCTGTCGATTGTCCCCGTTCCCGCCGATGCCGGCGCTCAGTTGCGCCGGGACGGTACCCCGCCGGAGTTCCCGGTAACCATCCGAGGTTTTGATATGTCAGACGACCATATCCCCGGGCCGGCAACCCCGCCCGAAAACACCCCTGTCCCTCTCACCGAGGAGCAGATTCAGTTGCGTGAAAGCCAGGCGATGGCCCAAGCCACCGCCACTGAGCGCGCGCGCGTGGGCGCCATTACCGACCTGTGCAGCCGCGTCCGCCGCCCCGATCTGGCGCCGGCCCTGATTGCCGAGGGTTCCAGCCTGGAGCAGGCCCGCGCCGCGCTCATCGAGGCTTGGGCCCAGCAAGGGGGCGCCGAGCTGCGCCACGCGCCGGACACCACCGGCCAGCAGGCGAGCTTCGAGTCCGAAGTGGCTGCCCTCGTGGCCCTTGGCAAGACCCGCGGTGCGGCCATTCGCGCCGTCGCCCAGAGCCACCCGGATCTGCACACTCAATATCTGAGCCGCATCAACGGCCGCGCCGCTTAAGGAGCCCACATCATGCCTACCAACGCAGGTTATCGTACTTTCATCGCTGGCGAAGCGCTGCCCGCCCATCGCCATGTCAAGATTGATACCAATGAAGCCACCTCGCCGCCGACTATTGTTTTCGCTGATGCTGGCGAGCAGGGCGTCGGCTTCACCGAGACGGCCGCCGCCTCTGGCGCCACCGTCGCCGTTCGTCTGACCACCGCCCCCGGCACCGTTGAGGTGGAGGCGGCCGAAACCTGGGCGATGGGGGCCGTGCTCTATAGCGCCAATGACGGCAAGGTCGCTGATACCAGCGCCGGCACCGCTATTGGCCAGGCCATGGAAGCTTGCACCCATGCCGGGGACATCATCGAAATGGTGCCCTATGTGGTCGCCTCCACCGCCGCGGGCAATGTCTCTGTACTTGACTCGGCCAATCACACGCTCACAAACACCGTCGAAGCAGCACTGGCTGAGCTCTACGTCCATGGCAAAACCGCTCAAGCCGTCATTCCTATTCCTCTGTCGTCCCTGACCCTGGAAGATGGCACGGCTCTCACGAAGTTTGTCTCCGAGGGCAACCCTACGTGCGGTTTTAGCCAGGAAGCCAATAAAGAAATCGTCCTGCGCTTCAACAACCACGGCACCCCCGCCGATGTCGCCGCATTTGGCATTCCCTTGCCGGCAGACCTCAATCCTGCGGCTGATGTCGTGGTCCATTGGCGCGCCAGGATGTCCGGCGCCACCGATACCCCGGTGCTGGAGCATGAGTGCTATCTCGGCGTCGGTGATACCGATTGCGCTGGCACGGATGACGAGATTGCCGGCGACACCATTGATGAATACACCGCCACGATTGCCCACGCCAATGTCGGCGGCTCGCCGGAAGAGCTTACCCTGATCTTTGGCCCCAAGGCCGGCGAAATGGGTACCGACGATCTTTTGGTTTACTCCGTCTGGCTTGAATACACCCGCCAGCCCCTGGCCGCTTAATTTAGGAGCCTATCATGCCCCGTCCTACCTCTAGCACGACGCTCCAGCGGCCCGACCTCGGCGCGCTGGCCTATGAATACCTGATCGACGCGCCCAATCGCGGCTTTGTCGGTCTGGAAGCCATGCCCATTTTTGAAGTCCCTGAGCAATCGGCGGACTACCCGATCCTGCCCATCGAGGCCCTGATCAAAACCAAGGATACCCGGCGCGCCCCGCGCGGCCAGTATAACCGCGGCGATTGGGAGTTCGAGACCGCCACCTATAGCTGCGAGGAGCACGGCTGGGAGGAGCCCATCGACGATGCGGAGGCCAATCTGTATAGCCGCTACTTCGATGCCGAGATGATCGCCACCGAGATCGCAGTTGACAGCATCCTGCGCAACCACGAGGTGCGCGTCGCCGCCCTGCTGCAAGCCAACGCCATCACCGCCGATGTGGGCACCGCCTGGAATACCTCCTCGACGTGCACTCCGCGCGCCAACATCGAGACCGCGCGCGAGGCCATGCGGGCCGGCTATGGCATCCTGCCCAATGCTGTCGTCATGTCCTACAAGGTTTTTCGCACCGTGCTCAACAGCACGGAGCTGAAGAGCGCCTTGCAGTACACCAATCCGATTGAAGTCGGCAGCGAGGAGGCCCAGCGCCGCATCCTGGGACAGTATTTCGGCCTGGATGTCCTGGTCGGATCTGGCCAGCGCGACGGCGCCAAAAAGGGCCAAGCTTACAGCCTTGCGGATATATGGGACGATGAATCCGTCCACCTCATCCGCCGGTCCGATGGCAGCCAGCGCTTGCGCGAGCCGGTCTATGGTCGCACTTTCCTTTGGTTTGGCGACAGCCCGCAAAGCGTCGTGGTGGAAACCTACCGGGAGGAAGACAAGCGCTCGACCATCGTCCGCGCCCGCCAAAACGTGGACGAGGCCATTATCTTCGCCGGTGCCGCCTACCGGCTCGGCAACATCATCCATCCGTAATGACCCCGCGGGCGCGGCCAGTCCGCGCCCGCCCCTATTCAACGCGGGGGCCCTAAGGCCGCCGCTTCGGAGGTCCCGCCATGGCCAGCATGCTGCCCGACAATCGCCGCCCCGCGCGCCCCGATTGGGACCTGCTGGCCTTTGGTCTGGCCACGGTCGGCGCCGTTGTCTGCGTCGTGCTGGCGCTGCTGGGGGTTGGCCAATGAACCGCCGCGGATTCCTCGCCGGTTTCCTCGCCGCCCGGAGTGGTCAAGGATTCCTTGACACCTGCATCCGCCGCCCGCCCGGCTGGCCCCTGCTGGAGGCCCTGGTCATCGTCGCCGCTGTCCTCCTGGCCATCCTGGTCGTTGAAGCGCTGGCCGCCCTGATCGTCACGCTATGACCCAGCCCCCCAT